AGTTATATTATATACCCCTTTTGCTTCTATTACTGCAAATTCTTCAACACATTTAAAATATACATTGGTATATACCCCTTTCTTTATTTTTACAGAAGTCTCCGTCCTGATATTTGTACTTAAGGATACATACCCTCCAGTGATATTTATCTCGGAATCAATTAAAAAGGATGCCATAACCATACTGATATAGCCATTATCCGAGTTTTTTTTCAACTGTATCACTGTAGTAGGGATATTATCATAAGCGATTTCTGTAAGATCATTATTCGATGCCGGCATACCGTTTATAGCATATGATTCACATCTTAGAAAAACTTTTTTGTTTGAATAGTTAAACCATCCCAACAATACACCACCCATCTGTTCAGTAGCTCTTTCCCATGTAAAGGTGTCATCATTTATATGATAAATGAGATACCTATTACTATCAATATTTGAAAGAGAAATAACTTTTTTAGAAGTATCGTCATTTCTCGCAACAGAATTTCCCCAAGATACGGAATATTTACCATCTATTATCAGTGATATACTATTAGAACTGATATTCTCAAAATATATACTTGTGTTTTCACGAGGAAATAACCATCCGTTCTGAGTAGAAAGCACCCCTGCCTGATCCGCACCGAGAACCTTACTTTTATCCTCCGTTGTTAAATTGTGAACGATATCTGACGTACTGATATAATCGGTCGGATTCATCCGTTTCCCGTCTACCTCCCATATATCGGTGTATAGGATGCATGTTTTATTAAGTCCGTTTATCTCGCCTACAATCGTCCCAGCTACCAAACTATTTGATAGCGTATTATACTTAAATGTTTTAGTTGCTGAATCGAATATAATAAATCCGTATATATCGCCCGAAAGAACTATATTTAATACTGGAGGATTCTCTATTTCGTAAGTTGAATTACCCTTTACGATAGTTTTTTTCCCTCCTCCCCAATTTATAGATACATTGTTTGTCGAAAAAGTAACCTTAGGATAATCCGCACTCTTGTTTACCAAGCGTCCACGCATATTTGTAAGGGTATTACCCATATTAGCAGACAGTGGTTTGTCCGAGACAGTCGTAGACAATGAATTTATAATATCGGATTTTGGGATATACTCATCAATAGAATGGGAAACGCCATTTACACGATATCGATTACACTTCAATATAGCCTCCTTAAGGTATTGGTTAATCCAACCCACGAGTATCGAATTATCCATTTGCCTGTTAAAAGCCACAAGCTTATATGCGCTGGTTCCAAGATCATACACAAGGTATTTAATACGTCCGTTACTCATATCATCAGTAAGCACAGTACCTTCCGTGGATGAAGATTCAGTGATACGGGTATTACCATACGACAGGGATAAGCCAGACGGCAAAGTAACGGTAACTGATGTATCCGTATTGCTGAAATTGACATCTACATATTTCCCTGCTGCGGTGTACTGCATCATGGCATTCTGAGTAGATAGTATTCTACCCATATTCGCGGATAAAGGTATGTCTGTAGCAGTAGATGTTATCACATTGAGTATTTCGGATGCAGAAAGGTATTTGGTCGGATTCATTGGCTTACCGTTGATCGAATAATCACTACATCTTAATAATGCGGATTTTAACAGCGCATTGATCCATCCTACCAATACTTTTTTAGTCATTTGGTTTATAGAAGAAACGAGCTTTAACTTGTTGTCTTCTAAATCAAGTACTAAAAACCATTCTTCAAAATCGTAAGGCATTGACAAGTCTCCTTGATTATGTACCACATTCAAAGTATTCGAATATGAAACGGTAACCTGTGACGGGAAATTAATACTGATACTGTCATCATGGAAATTAATGTTAACCATACCGTGATGACAGAACAGGCAGCCATTCTGTGTGTAAGCATTGTCCATGTCTTCGTCCAACTTTGATATATAATTTTTTACCCCCGTCATATCTGTCTGTAGCTTATCCGATTCGTCATTCAAATCAGAAATCTCTTTAGATAGTACAGTCGTATCTTGTACTAAGGAAATCAATTTACCCCATACACTACCGTCCTCTGATTCGGAAGTAGATTCGGAACCGATTTCCTTGCTCAAAGCATTTACAGACTGCTTGGTAGCGTAATAATCAAATATAACATTACCATGACTATCAAATCTGGCATGGATATTATTTGCGTCAGAAGTATCTGTAAGTTCTGCGACCAAATCTTTTTTGAACTTTTCAAATGCTTCTTTAGTGACATAACTATCCGGATTTACAGGATTCCCATCCGAATCGACTCCCACTACATTCATCTTTACAGCCTGCCATCCAGAAGTCGTATTCCCTAAAAAGACAATACCTACACCATCATGTACATAGTTTCCGAATCCGGTATATGTGCCCTTTTGAGTTGCCGCCCAAACAACGTTTTGATCCGGATTCCCCGGATTAGTATCCGGTTCTGCCACACCTGCAAAAGTCCTATTCTCACCAATCACATTGACGATAGACAACAATGTATTTTGGAGGATCTGCCCGGTTATCTCCTGATTACCGTTAGTCTTTATGACATCAGTAATCGCATCTTTTAGTTTAATGTAATCTGCCATTATTCTAAGATTTAATAGTTAATAAATTAGTCGTTATTGAAATCGTTATTGAAATCGGAATTATAATCTCCCCTATTTTCGTATATCGTTCCCCGGCATATTTTCTTCACAACTGTATCAGTTTGAAATTCTACTTCAACACTTGCAAGATTTCCTTGCGTCTGCCAAGTAGGGGTAGATAAGAAGGTATCACAATTGTATACTCTACCGTATTTGTCTGTAACAATCACATAATCCGCCAGCCGTATGAGTCTCATAACGTCACATAAATACTCAGGTGCTAAAAATGTACATCGATATGTCTTTTCTGAAATCTGCTTTTCCGGAAAGAAATAACCGTCTAATGTTTCTCCATCCTCCTCAAAAGGATATTCCGGTTTTCCAAGTTCGGTACATAAATAAAGTACATTCTTAAATACCGGATTGTTATATACTATCTGGCCGGCATCAAATACAAGATTTTCAACATCATACCATTGTATTTTCAAATACGCGGAAATATCCGGAACAACGGTAAACATTTCTGAATAGAAATACTGCTTACCGTCATACATGCGTGCATAATATATTCCGTCATACATTGTTAAGGACAATGGAAACCTACCCGGATATACTATTACATCATACCCAAAATCCTTAAAATGCACAATTTCCAATCCCGTCATAATCATGTCAGACGTTATATCCGCATATTTCACTCCATTCTTTGTGTATAGGAGCACTTCTTGAATCGGATTCTCACTATGCTCCCTCATTAACTGAAAAGGCAACAGAAAGCTTGAAGGAGTAAACAAAGGGTATATATCCCCATATGAATAACTTTTCCGGTGATTCTGCTCGTTAATTGAAGTGTACCACGGAAGTACACTAAGATTGTTATTGTTATTCTGTATCATAGCGTAAATCTATTGTATGCATTCTACTACTCAAATTCACTGAAATACTCTCTATCTTACCGTCCCCTATTGAAGTGTGTATCAATTTCAAAGGGGATATTTCACGATCGTAGGGGAATTTTGCTTCACTGCTCTTTAACCGGGATATGTATTTCAATGTGATATCGGAATTATTGATATTCACTTTTTTAGATGGAAGATTATATCCCCAATAATTCGGATGCAAGAAGAAGTAAGATAAATGCCCGTTCTGATTCTGGTAGATATCACCGTCTACTGTTTGCTTTAAGATTGGTACAATATCCCGCCCTTCCTGCGTAATCGTTTCCATCAATGCAAACCCGTCCTTGGAAAATTCATCAGAACGCAGTATCATATAGTCGATATCAGTAGAGAAATCACTTACCGATATCTCCTCAATCTTATCCTGCTTTACATAATTGCTTCTCATTATGATCGGATAGCCTGTAAACGGTTCTGTCACATCATCCATCCATGAGAATTGATAACGCTCCGGCATATCCAGCTTTTCGTATTTATACTCTTTACGACCAGTCTCCCATGATTTTCCATTGCTCGGACATATCCATCTTGTCAAATCAAGCTCAATTCCCGGTTGGTCGGTATACGACATCCCGTTCCGGAAGTACTGGATATGCTCAATTTTCAACTTGTTATCCTCAATATACCAATAGCATTGATATACATTCTTCAGCATGTCCAACACGCTTTTCAAGGTAATGGTAGCCTTTTGTGCCGGTTGGGTATAGTTACTTACCAAGATATTGGTTTTCGGAGTCATGTAAACCTTTCGTTGACCTCCTCCGATCGGACGGGATGCAGCATAAAAGAACTGGCTGTATTCCGTTGTATTTTTGAAGGTAATACCAGGTGCCACCTTGTCAAGAAGCACGGATAAGACAGAGTGTAAAGGCATTGCATGAGACATCGTGTATTCAAGTCGTGATCTTGGTTCTATCTCATCCTTTGAAAAATCATATATAAACCAATACGAATAATCATCCGTCCACATGTCACGATTGACAGGATAAGCCTTGTAAGGTGCAATATCGGTAGGAGGATAATAATATTCACCTCTTCCGTTTTGCCCCCATTCGGACGGTTCCGGTTTTACTATAACGGATGATTTGAACTCTTGAACAGCATATGTTATTATATACGGATATGAACCCGGTGTTGATGTCATATCATCTGATGGCTTATTATGCCATGTACCAGATACTTTATTCGTAGCCACAACATACCTCGTGTAAAATACTTTTTTATTTGTGGCTCCTGTAGCTATTTTTACAGACGTATTAGAAGTGGCAAAAAACTCAAGTGTTCCATTTCTTGACGGATCTATATACAGATCACCTCTTGTATTACCTATCCTCTCATTAGTTTTTCCATCGTACAGTGCAAATCTTCCATAAAGGCCAATACCAGAAATAAGCACTTGAATAAATCCGGCATTATCCTTTAACCGGTATATAGCAGTACGGTATTTGTCCGAAGTTGCGGTTGGTGAAAAATCTGCGATATAATATCCTTTCATATAAGAGGGAATGCCATCCCCTTGTACGTTTATTGCGATAATTGTTCCAGATTCACCAAAGAAATACTTCTCTTTGAGTTCGTTTGTATCTGTGATCACATCCGCATCCTGTTCCCAAAACACACCGGAAAGAGCACATGAAACCTTGTCATCTCCTGCTGTATATATCTGTAAGATCCCACGTCTATACAAAGATATCTTCTCAAGAGCAGGGTTTAATCTCACCAAATCATATTCCCTCTCCCAGCCGTTAAGTATCTTCGTATAAGAATCGTTGTATTCCGGCTTAACACGGACTGAAAGGTCGGCTATGTTAATGATGCAATCCGTCCTCATGAACTTGGTCGTGACGTAAACCTCAAATGTGTGCCCACCGTCATTGCTACGGTATACATCAAAATAGTACGTGGTATCAAATGGCTGTCTGAGGATATAATAGTAATCCCTGCACATGAATCTTATTTCACCGTTCAGCCCCTCCCGAAAGAATTCCTGTTCCGATTCCTTTGAATATGTCTTTGCCAAGTCATCTTTAAATATCGGCTTGGCCTTGTACATCAAATCAATGGAAATATCTCCACTATTCCAATCTTCTACAGTATAGCAGAAAGCCATTGATTCTGCATTTTTAGGACGTACAAGATTAAGATTACTACCCGAATAGCCGGATATATATTTGCGGTTTGAGTCGAAAAAACATACAGAAACCTCTTTTTCATTGAACACGACCTTTGTGTATTCTGATATAGGGATAACAGGACTTGTATTGTAATTAGCGTTCTTGGATACAAACCCCGAACTTGCATATAGCCTATACCCGTATTGCGTACCCTCCATGTCCGGACTGAATACGTCTTTGTTGATCAAATAGAATAAATATAATGGATTCATGATCTTATTCTCCTTTTCAAATTCTTATAAGTAATAATAGTATCACCATTTGCATCACGGTATGTACGCTCTCTATTCTTTATTTCCCGTATATCGTTTCTGATATCATTCAAATCGTTATTTTTCTCTTTAAAGTTGACAGAGATGTTATTTACACCATCGTATGCAGCTAAATACTTATCAGTAAATGTTCCGTTGTTCAATGATTTTATAACGTCAGGAATAACCTTACGAAATCTACGTGAATTTCTCTTATTGATAACGGCAAAGAATTCACCGCCTTCAGCACGTCTACGGGTACCGTCCGGTTTTGTTCCGAGATCAATATCATTGCCCGACTGATGGGAACCTCCCTGTAACAATTCTACAGTACCTTCACCATACTTTTCTTCATTGCCCTTAGTAAGCTGGGAAGCCTTTATCTTTGCAGCAGCAAAAGCGCTCCACATGGTAGCGATCATAGCAATTGCAGCAGGGATACCCCACGGACCAGTACCGGCAAAGGATTTGAATATCTCAGCACTTGCAGTAACAAGACTGCTCGCCTGTACAAGACTGTTGATTGCTTCCTGTTGCTTCTGTGCTTTGGCTTGTTCTTTCAAAGCTTTTTCTTGATTCTTCTTCGCTAAATCCAACTCTTTCTGAGCCTGCTCAACATTTGACGCATACCCATTTGCACGTGCTTCACGTTCCGCATCCAATGCATTTTGAGCAGCTTCAACCTCACGGTCGGCCGCTTCGACTGCCCTTTCTGCCGCCTGTACCTTTGCATCCGCAATCGAATTTATAGCATCTATAGCATATTGTGCGGCTGTACTGATAGCCTGTTCTTGTTCTGGAGTTAAATTCAGCCCGAAAAGATCATAAATATTTGAAGGTTTAGAAGACTTACTTATCTCATCATCAATTTCCTTTATTTGATTTGCTATAATCTTCCCTCTATCTGTAAGTGTGCCATCCGGCCTTGTCTCCAAAGCTAATTCGGCCTTTAACCTTTTCTTTGTTTCTTCAAGGATTAATTTCGTTTTCTCCTTTTCGGATATTTTTAATGCGTTGATTTCTGACACAGCAAGCTCATTATTCAAAGCAATCTTATCCATGCCGAAAGATTTCAATTCTTTTACAATCTGAGCATCATACTTAGCGTTTATATCCGCTTCGTTTTGTCTCATTTCTTTCGATAATAACCTATTTTGTGCCAACTCTATTTTACGTTGGTTCTGCAAAAGCTTAATACGTAGGTCAATTTCCTTTTCAGAACCTTCCTCTACAGCTTCCAATTCTAATTGTATCCGGTCGGATTCTTTTTGTAACATATCTGATGTTATCTGATCTTCCAATTGATTAAGATCCTTCGTGTATTGGTCACGAAGATACCCTAAACGGGCTTCCATCTCATTTTTTTGTATTTCAGTCAATGAATCCCTTTCAGTGTTCAAACTGTTGGTAAGATCCTGTATCTGTCTTTCGTAAGATACTTTCAACTGTTCTCTTTGCTTATCCGCACCCTCTTCCATTAATGCAATCTTGGCATCTTCCGTTAATCTGATTGCAGTTAATTCCGCCGCCCGTTGTTGATTGGAAATATCGGCCATATCTACCATCAATTGTTCCTGTAAAGCAACGATTTGGCTGTTCAAGGCTTTGCGGGCTTTGATGGTCAAATTCGAGTCCGTCTCCAACTGATATTTTATATCTGCAATCGCACGAGCATTGGCCGCTTTTCGTTGCGCTCTTTGTTGGTCGAACGAATTTTTAATTAAGGAAATCCGAACGTCCTCTGCTTTTCGTAAGATATCGGTTTCTTGTTTGGCAATATTCTTATCTTCCAACTGACGCTGTGCGGCTCTAACAGCATCATCGATATCTAAATTATTTTTTTCAGTAACAAGATTAACTGCAATATTAACCTTATGGCCGTATTCTTCTATTTTAGTTTCTGCTAAATTTATTGCCTTATCAATATCATACGTTTTAATATCCCCATCCAAATTAACATCCCAATCAGTTTTTTCCCATCCGTTAGCTTTCAATTCTTTTAAATTCTTGAGTTTCTCATGATATTGATCCAACTTATCATTGTTAGTATCTAAATCTTTGATTTCTTGTGCCCAAAATCCCCGTTGATTCGCATTATACAAGCGGCGTTCTGTTGCCATTTTATCTTCTATTTTTCGTGTTTCGGCTATTCCGGCATTCCGTGCTTTCGCAACTTTTAATTCGTTTTCATACGATTTTATTCGTTCTTCATGTTGCTTCCTTGATTTTTCGCTTTGATAATCCAAATAATCCGAATACGCTTTTTGATATTCATTGAGCCTTTCCTGTTTTTCCGCAGCATCCTTTGTTCCCATAGAGAAAAGGGTTAATGCACCCACAACGGTTACTAAGGCAGTAGCTAAAAGTACATAAGGATTGGCATTGGCTATTAGATTGAATGCCTTCTGAGCGACAGTTGCGGATATGGTAGCCTTAGTGCCCTGCATCGTTACAAGACGATCATATACTTTAGCCTTCGTTAAAGCCGTTTGTTGTAATCGGGATATTCCGAGCATTAATGCGGATTGTTTCTGTACTGAGTTTTGTATCGCCTGTACTCCGGTTGTTACGGCTATTACAGCTTGTAACTTCTTTTGCGCTTTCTCCACATTTTCACTCTCAACACCTACTAACTCCATTATACCGGTATAGGCCGAAAATCCACCAGATGCAGCACTGGCAGCACCTAACACGGCATCCAAGTTAGAAGTATCAGAAGCCATATTGTTTACCTCTGCCGTAGCATCTCTAAGAGCATCCCTTAAAATGGCTGTTTCTCTCGATAACCGTTGGTATTCTTCCGTATTTTGTTTACCCTCAAGACGCAATAATGCCAACTGCTTGGTTTGATTCTCAATTTGCGTTGTCAACTTTTGCGCATCAGCAGAATAATTTCCTACATTTAGACTTGTCTTTCCTGTTTCTTCCTGTAGTCTCTTCATTTCTTGATACAATGCATCCGTCTCAGCAACCAACTTACGCCCTTCTTCCGTACTTTTCCGGTATTCATCAGATAATCCATTAAGAACTATTTTGTTCAATGAATACTGAGCACTTAAATGCTCATAACTTCCCGCAGTACTTGTATTCAACTGATTAAGAAGTTTAATTTGCGTCTGAGTTTTCTTTATAGCATCTTTTTGACCATCCATTACAGAAGTCAGAGCTGCTGCCCTTTCTATGAATTCATTCTCAGAAATCTTTCCTGAATCATATTCTTTGTTAAGTTCCTTCAATGAAGATTTGGTATTTACCTGTTCCTGCTGAAGTTCAATGAGATTCTTGAACAAATTTTGCATATTCGTATCAAGACCATAAAAAGACTCCTGTAACCTTCCATTTTCATCATCGACACCCTTCTGCGATTCCTGGAATTGGTTCATTACCGAATCTGCTTTTTGTAGGCCGGCATTTACCCTTTCCATAGCAGCACGGTAATCTTCTATACTCAGATTTCCAGAATCAAAAGACGCATTCAGTTGATCAGAGATGGATGTCAGCCGGGAAACATTGGAAGAAGCTTTATTCATCACATCCGAATATGAAACCATTCCGTTTTCACTGCGCTTTATAAACGCATCATAATTCGTCTTTTCTACATCCGATAATGCAGTATACAATTCATCGATAGAACGGGTTAATTTATTCGTATCAGAATTCAGACTCTCATAAGAAGCACCTAATGACTTATTGGAATTTTCAGCCGATTTACTAATAGAAGCCTGTTGTTGCTGAACTGACTTCAATAAATTCAACTCCTTTGTTGTAGCATTCAACGACTTAGTAAGTTCGTATTGTGAATTGGATAACCTTTCTGCATCCTCAGAAGCCCTACGGATCGTTTCACGCCCCTCTTTTGTTGCACCGGATACTTTTTTAAGGGAATTACTAAGTTGTTCCGCTTCTTTTTTCACCTTTGCAAGAGCGGACTCATAAGCGTTCCGCATATCTTCCAATTGCTTGATCAGATCAGTTATTGAACTATCCGGCTTTATTAAGTCACTGTATTTTATCGGATTATTATTATCTGCCATCTTATTTTGACTTATTTTTCGACTTCAACGATTTCTTTACAAACTCAAATGCATTGTAATACTCAAGTACTGTATACTTCTTCACATTGACATGTAGATGTTGTGCAATCATCAGGCACATATTCTCGAATTGTTTATCATACTGTATTTCTACGCTATCGGTTCCGGAAAAAGACTGTGGATTGGCATAAGTGATCAGTTGCCCGGTCAGGTCATCGATTTCATTACTTTTATCGACTTCATCAATAGTACTGTCAAGCATTAAAAGTGCTCTTTCCCTCAAAAGATCATAATACTCCTTCACGGTAGAATCATCAAATAGCATAGGAAAATACAGCATCATTTCTTCATCTATTTTTTTTTTGACCGATTCCATATGGTCGGTCAATTCCTTATTCGTTGCTTCTGCAAACAGTTCCAGTACCTTCTGCAATCCGTCATCGGTTAAATCATCTACTAATTTCCCGTCAATACTCTTTACCAAAGCAGCAAAAGCCAGATGTTTCGGGCTTATTTCCGATTGTATGAAATAGATGTTCTGTCTGATATTTCCTATCTCCTTTTCTGCTTTGTCCGGTTGGTTTAAACGACAATACCTTACCACTTTCTCCATATGTGCATCCCAGTCGTTCAGATCGGAACCTATACCGGCATCTATAAGAAGCATTTTATTGTACTTATGAAATCTGACTATTGGTAATTCATCAATACTGTCATATAGTTCAACCTTATGCTTCGCAAGTACTATTTTTCTCATATCAGATATTTAGTTAAAGGCGTTGAACAAAAAGGTATTAACAATGATGTTAAATCACCCGTTATAACCGCACAGATAACAGACAGGAATACGGAAACCCACCATGACAGGCAAAAGTTACAGTATGCCATCTCTGAGAAGAAATCATTGCCGTGAACCTGAATCCACTCGATAACTCTCCATTTACGTAACAATAGGAGAATAAATGCCGCCAACAGTGCGACAATAACCATATAACCTAAAAAATCCTGCATACTCATTTATTATTGATTATAACATGTTTCTTTAACCGACATCACACCTTCGAATCTGAATCCGGCAAAGGGATGCATCAGAAATTGATTATCCAGTTCGTCAAAGGTGAATCCTTTAAATACATTCTCCGCACGTTCGTATATACGGTTAATCTTAATGCTTCCTGACTTAAGCCAGAAGCCACCGTTCAATGCACGCATGATCTGGAGCTTTACGGCTTCCGTATTTCTATTATCAGACTCATTGGTAACCCTACGCATATCCACCCATACAATAAGCGAAAATTGGGCATTATAATCCGATTGTCTGCCGGTAATCCAATCTACGTCCTGAGGATCATCAAGCACAAAAAATGAGAAGTTACCCAATACTTTATCATCCGGTGCAATCAGGATATAATCATTGCCACCTGCATATACATTAGGCGTATAATATTTTTTTCCGCTAATGGATTTAACAAGACGTTCGGCACGGCCAAAGCTATGATTTAGCCACGGAAGATTATCTGCTAATCCTTTCTGTATATTCGCTATTACTCTATCGAATAATTCCGGATTCTTTGGTATTGGTACACGTTCCATTCTTATGCTTTTAAAATTATTTCTCTTGCCTTTCCCATAAGATCCGGATAAATGTAATCCCAGATAAGGCTCGATATGTTTTCATCAGTAAGACCGAGAATCTGACGGCCGTATTTCTTTATCAATGATTCAGTTTTCCAGTCAGAAGCTTTTATTTCAAATTGTCTGTCACCGACATCTAAATAGAAGCTACTTTCAAAATCCCCTGTATCACGTAGTGTTACTCTATTGGTAGGCTGTCCCTTTTGTTCCTTAATCACTATCGTCAATGGCCGGTATGGAGCATAATCCATAATACTCACCCCAAGCCGGTTAATGCCTTCTTCATACAACTGGTCTTGTGCATTCAGATCAACTATATAGGCTTCGTTATCCATAATTATCCTTTGGATATACATACCGGAAACCAACCCCTCATTAAAGGTAACTACCCGACTTTTCAAATCTATTATAGACTGCAATCCCACCATCATGCTGTACGATAACGAACTCCGTGATTATTACACGACAAGCAAATTCTATCTAATCCCTGCGTATCTAAACTCAGTGCTTCATAAGCCTTTTTTAAATCGTAGCCTAATCCGCCCGGCCTACCCTGCGTATTCCCGTCAAGTTCGTAAAGAATATCCATACGGGACACATTGGACTGATTACGATTTACGCGTACATCCGGATTCATAGCCATTGTTCGTAATGCAATTGCGGCTACCTGTCTTTGTATCACTGTCTGAAATATCTGGCGTTGTGATATAATAAAATCAGTAAGATCACAGCCCACCGTTATCTCGCAATTAATACCATAATTCAGCGTATTGGTATAGATATTTCCGGCAATATCCCATAGTTCCGGGTAATCTTCAAATGTAGTAGGCGCATTATACATGAATGGAGATATTTGCATGTACTTAGTAATCTGTCTCCACGTCTCCACGTTACCGATATTACATGTACCACAAGGTTCACGGCTCCAATCCTTTGAAACATTGACAGCTTCCATTCCACGTGGTAGTTCGTCTTGATTATATACCAGATACCAAGCACCACCGGAGTTGTTTCCGTCACTGATATACGGCAGATAACAATCTTTTAATGGGAACCATTGGAACCCTCCGTTCGTGACATTAAAATTCAGATAGAAAGTACGGATAGGTTCTATCTGCGAACTATGGAAGAGATACATCTTGATTAGTCCGGTACCACCGGTCATTTGAAGCCCGATACGTTCTATTTTAGCAGTTACCCCCATAGATCTGACCGGAACAATCTCCATTCCTACAAGCTTATGAGAATTCTGTAATGTAGCACGTATACGGCCTGCACCATCAAAGAATGTACGTCTTTCCAGCAGGTTTTTCGTCTCCTTATCCAAACCTTTCATTTGTGTAAAAGTCTGCACAACGGTGTCTATACCGTTTATTGTCAGATTTTCAAGATAACTGGATAGCATATTGAAAGGTTGCCAGAAAGGATTCCCATAATCACGGCTAAAGTCTCCGTTAAAGTCGCTAACAGCAGGTTCCTGATTGGTATTTCCCATTTTTGCAATCCACAGCATGTCATTATGAGATATAATATCACCCTTCTTGTAAGACAAAATCATATTCCATTTAGGATATTGATAACCCCAATCATCCGGTATTATGGCCGATATATTATTGAGAGTAAGAAGTGGATGGGCATTTTGAAAAAGTAACCCACTATCCGTATAAGTCAAGGACTCCTCAATGTGCTGTTCGGGATTGATGGCCTGTTGCCATCCTACAACGTTGAATAATGCTTCTTCTATTTCTTTTAACCTATACATATGCTCGAAAATAAATAAGAGGATGAGGACACTCCCCATCCTCTTACATGAATTTACACCAACTTTACTTAAGCGCCTGCCGGGAACTGGCTTGCGTTTGTCACATATACAGGCATGCCCAAAGGAGTATTATCTGCACGTGCAGCAATCTCAGCCTTGATGATCGGGTTAGCGACAACAGCAGGATTACTGTTGTATGCTACCAAGAATGCAACATCAACTGAAAATCCGAAGAATTCTTTAACGCCACAATTCAAATCTGCCGTTGCATCACCCCACAATTTAGACTGATCACCAACTTCCGTATAGTAATGAGAACCTACCGGAAGATCAACAAACGGAATACGTACTACGTCCCATTCGTGGAAGTTAGAACGAGCACGACGTAATGCTTCACGGTCAACACGGGTAAGCACTCCGACATTCCCGTCAACTACTGCGAACAATGTTCCCATTTTACCGGATTCGTCAACGACATTGTTAGTATAATGAATAACCTTGTTGTCGTATTCCATTCGTTTGTTAACGTCATTGTAGATGCCATGCTGAGCCAGCTTACGAATAAGTGCATCAACACCAGCATTTCCAATCACGTGAATCTGTTCCGGATAACAGTTAGCACGCATCATAGGGTTAATATCACCTAAGATTTCAGTAGACATCTGAGTAGGAACTTCAATCACGTTACCGGTTACGGTATAATTCAGTTTAGACTTGAAAACCTGCGTCTTTTGAGCTTCCAACTGGGCAACTGCTGCCGAATCAAGGGCATTAGCCATAGCACGGCTGATTTTCTCCATTTTGCGAAGCCAGTCATGTTCGTAACTGATTTCATTATTCATATAAGCAGCCGGAACCATTGTAAATCCTACCGCGTAAGTAGCCCATGTAACGGTATACAATGCAGAAGTATTTTCGTTATCTCCGATTACACATGACCGGACATTAGACACTTGTACATTTTCATCATAGTTAATGACTGGAATTTGTACAGTATTACCGATGGATGCGAATGCTCGTTCGCGTAATTTGGGGTTAATAATCGAATTACGTGCATCGGTCTGTTCTACGAAAAAATCCAATGCGCCATACTCGCAAGGGCGGGTCATATTCCGGTCAAATTCGGGATCTTCAACACGCCAATTCTGTAATCTGGTTGCAATTAAACTCATATCAAATATTTTTTTAATGTTATAAATACCGGGTTGACCCTTTACCCTTTCTTATTCTCTTTATTTCTCCGGAAGGGAAGAGATATTGTTATCTTTCCATGCCTGATCCATAGCAGCCTGAAATTCCGCAGAACCATTTGTCAGCCCTTGCGTCATAAGACTTGAAGCAATCATATCATATGCTTCTGTTCTTGTCTTTGCACCAGCTATGCTAATAACAGTACCTGAACCTGCACCACCAGAAGGCGGTTGTGTTCCGGTACCGGATTGTTGCCTACCCTTATCCAAAACTCCCATTGTATCCAGTTCACGTTGAATCAATTCATCAGCCGTAAATGGATTCAATTGGTTGTTCGGATTACGCATAATTGCGCCATTTTCATCTTTGAATGCAATGATCTGACCGCCTTTCCCATCATCGATCAGTTCCGGATGCATATTTTTAATTTTCTCTGTCGCTTGACTAAGCAATACCTTAGTGACGCTTCCCGGAAGCTCCGGTTTAAACTTCAAATTAGCCGTAGCAGCTTGCAATGTTGATTCCACACGGATACCAAACAGTTCTTTTTGATGGTTTTGTTCAGCGTTCTGGAATTTGGTATTAAGCTCATTATATTGCCCTGTAATAGCTGCAAGATCAGCTTTAGCCTGCTTCAAAGCCTTCGCGGTCTCCGCATCGGAAGCACCATCTTGGATAGCCTTTTCCAAACGCGATTTTTCTTTCGTCAGCGTATCAATAGTGCTCTGTAGCTGTACGACACTTTCGGCCTTTGTCTTGAGCTCACCAAGTACCCTTTTCGCATAATCATACGTCTTTTCAGTGCCATTCTTTGCAATACCGGTAACAGACAAAATATCGGCATCCAAGTCACCGTATATCTTACCCGTTTTTTGAGCAATTACGCTATTTTCGTCATTTGCAGACAAAGTTGTGATAGCTGCCAACTGTTCGTCACTCAATCCGGCCAATACCGAATTTGCTTTTAAAACTTCTACTGTTAATGCCATGATTTTACCCTTTAATCATTTATGGTTAATATTATTCTTCTGCTTCTTCAGAAGATTCCTTTTTAGGCCTGCCCGGTTTCTTTGCTTCCTGAATAATGCCAGACTCTTTCAATTCAGCAAGAATTTCCGCTTTCAGAGCTTCCTTCTCAGCCTTTTTCCGTTCCTCTTCAATCCGAGCTTCCTCCTCTGCCTTAAGCCGTGCTTCTTCTGCTTCTTTAGCAGCCTTTTCTTCTGCCTTTGCATCTTCCTCTGCTTTCTTTGCAGTTAAGTATTCGTTCGGATCGTGCAAGACAGTAATAGTGTAACCATGCTTTTTCAAGTTATGATAAACACCCTCTTCATAAGCTTTTTTACCGAATACTTGAACACGTGGTTTGCTCAATCTCTTACCTGTATCTGAATCGAACTTTACAACCTCGACAAGGCAGTGGTACAAATGTTCTTCCCCTTTGGGAACAATGTAATTTTCCGGGGTAACGTCAAAAATAGACACGTCTTTAGTCTCCCCGTTGACTCCTGTTTTCACGAGCATAATCTAAAAATTTATTAGTTATTACTGATATCTTTTTGTCAAAAGGCACCTGTGTGCCGAATTCAATAATGTTCATGTTCTCTCTTTCGAATCGTCGCACATAGCTTGCAAAATTCAGCTTGATACGTAGTTCATCCTCACTGATCAAATTCTTCCCATAGAGATCTAATATCTCCTGACGGGTCAAATGCCGATAAGGTTCAAGTTCTGACAATATCAACATTCGCTGCATCTGTGTAGGATTGTGCCTGTATTCCGTCTCTATGATCTGATTTTGAAGTGCATCTAATTCTCCCTCACTCGCACCTGCTTCTTTTGCTGATTTATACCGTTGACGCAATTCGTTAACATCGTACAAGTAAAATTCAGTACCGTAGTTGATTTTCGCAGAAACAAACATATTGCCGTAACGCAAACGGCAAACTGTTTCATCAACAAACTGCTGTGCGGACTCAAATCCTTTTTTAATACGGTTCAAAACAGTACTTTGACTCTCAAATGCAGCTTTAACCTGTTGTTCGTTGAATGCTTCACGCTGGGTTACTTCTTCATTCTGTCCGACAACTGCCGTTATGATATCATCACGTAGCCTTTTTTCTTCCTCAACGTTATAATCCAAGCTTGAACGATCAACTGAAAGCATCTGAACGGGATTACGGAGATCTGGCTGTTTGTCACCATCCGGAACAGGTATCTCTACGAAAGATCCGGCACCTATAATACGTTTATTCCCACATTTAGGGCACCGAAGAAGATCCACACCGAATTGATCAAACAAATAATAACCTTCTTTATTTTTCAAGAAGCCACCATCGCAATAATCCCCATTTTTGGAATTACTGAAATCACAAGCCTGTTCATACCCTGAATAGATTGGATAAGCCCCATACATATCAAGATGCCTTTTGCTGATGTGAAAGAATAGGAACCAATCTAACGCTTCCAATTCTTTCGTTAGAGGGCTCTGTTTTATATCCGGATCTCTTAAGTTTACCGGATCATCCCAGAAGAATCTTGCGGGGCAGTAACCTAAATCGTGAGGATTCTCAACAAGCAGTTCACCTATGTTATTTTTCTCTTCCCTGAATACACGGTAGCTATCTCTATCTATGACAGCAATGCGGCCAAAATCCTGACGGAATATGATAAAGTCCATGATTCCGGTAGTAGGATTTGCTTCATAGGTAATAACACTATCAATTGGCAACCAATAAAAATACGGTTGCGGATATGTATCATTCGAAGATTGTTCAGCCGGTAAATCAACAATAAGAATACTGTTTATTTCCGTCTTGAAAAACTCCCATCCCTTTTTGCTCCATACTTCCGGCTCATGCAATACGTCTTGACGGTAATATTCCCAATCATCCCGTTGCTCACTGTTAAGGAATTGATAATTGAAAGCAGGATTACGACCGTCAAATATCCGGGAAAGCTTGTCAAAGCAAATAGATGTTACCTCATTAGTGCGAAGAGGATAACGGAACAGATTTTCAAAGGTCTTGAATTTATCGTGCGGAAGCCTGTTACGAACCATCGCAAGAAAGTCCGTAACAGGCTGAGATATAATCGGAGTAGCGTATGTCTGAGCATGGAATTTAATCCGGTTTTGCTGGATTATTGCTCTCGATATCGTTCCCCTTTTCCGAGGTTCCGCTATCTCTTTTCTTATTTGATCGATTGATAAACCCATTCTCTTTGTCAAACTTAAAACTTGAATTTGCCGGTAAATACCACCCACCGTTATTCTGCATTCTCAGCAGCTTCTCGGCATGGGTGATTTCAAATTCTTTATCGACATTCAACGAATCACATCTTAGTATAACTGTTGTTGTCTTTGCCTTCATTTTTTAGCAATTCTAAGAGCAGTCAAAGGATTAAAATCCGGTGCAATAACAGCGAGATTGTCAGACCAGTTTGGCAAGAATGACCATGAGATAGCATTGCTATCCGGTGCTTCCAATCCACCTAATGTCTTATCTCCGATAAAAAGAGAGCGAATAGGAATAGGGTAATAAATTTTTTCCTCTGTCTCATCCTGATCGGCACCTACTGCACCATTTCCGTCAAACAGATAGATACCTAAATTGCCCGATTGACTTTCACACTGCAATTCTTTGAGTGCCTTAATAACGGCTTGTGGAACTTCGCGAATAACTCCTGTAAACGGAGTAGGCTCACGACCTATATTCTTTTCAATTCCACCAAGTGTTTCATTACCGCCACCAAATGTGCGCGCGGCACCTGCTTCTGCTGTCGGTGCTTCAATATAAGGGGAAACAACAATTTTAGTAGAGTCATTTGCAGACAACAATGGAGTCCAAGACGCAAGTGCGGTAATAGGCATTGGAGATTCACCTGCACCGTTAAAACTATTTCTTGTTCCATCATCTTTATAAAGACGTTGAAAAGCAACTTTTTGAATCTGACCAAATGATTCGGAACAGATAACTTCTGGAATATCGGGCAAAGCTGGTGCCGCTGGACATTTACAAATCATACTTTTAAAAATTAAAGTTATTAATATGTTATATCTCAGGGTCAACCCTTCACCCTTTTCAATAAATTACAATTTAATTAAACTAATTATTTAATAGAATTAAATAATCAATTATACAATAACACTTTATTGCACGCACAAATATATGAACTAAAAATCAAATAATCAAATAAGAAGCTCTATTTTTCCCTAATTACGAACTCTAATACCTCGTGTTGCTTGATTATATGGTCTAATATCACCGTTTTCGATCTCTTTCTCATATATTCCAGTCAATCCATCCTCTGGGTCATCATGAGTATTAGCATCGAATTTACGTAAGAATCCGGTTACATGATCGTAAACGTTTTTATATCTGTTTTCCCATCCAAAAGGCATAATAATATGTTGGTTAACCATTGCTGAAGCAGTTATTATCCGGCTTTCTTTGTTACCACCTTGATAAAATGGACATGTAATTGACCGGACTTTCTTTTTAATAACCTTTTCATAGCCGGCACCACCATTATTACTTTCAACCCATACTTTTTGAGTTCCGTTTCGATTTATCATTGCCGGAACAGTAACAGTAGTCACATCTGTATTCTCGTCCGTCATTTCCATATCAGTAATTAAGGCAAATAATAACGGCTCCATACGCTTTGTTTTCTCATTGAAAAACATATTATCCGATTTATAAACATCATACGTTGCTGCGAATAACAAATCATTTCCTTCATCGGCAACATCAACATAACAACCAGACCGGATATATTGTCCGTAATCGGATTTTTCAACCCACGTCTTGAAAGGATGATACAATCGACCCTCGGCAGAACCGGGATTGCCTTGATACAAACATTGAAATTGTACCGGATCTAATGCCTTTTGAGCCTCTAACTTTTGTTTGCTGTGCCTATTCTCCCATAAAGCGGAACCAGATTCACGTGGATCTATTTCGGTTGGATTTCCCACTTTTAATGCTTCAAAGTTAATGCGCACCCACGCACTTTGAGGTATATTATCCAAATCAGCCCAACATGTAACATCAATTATCGTTTCCCCTGATTTTTCCAAACGCCCAATCAGATCATCATCATGCCACCGGGTAAATACAATCAATTCTTGTGAATCATTATGTAACCGGGTACGTACAACAGTAGTATACCATTTCCATGCAGCATCTCTTACCACAGGGCTATTACCTTCTGCGTAATCTTTGTAAACATCGTCAAGAATTGATACATCAACTGTTTTTGAAGTCAATGAACCACCCCGACCGACTACCCTTAAACTTCCCTTATGTCCTACCATCTCAATTACATCGCTGTTGCGCAAATAGGTATTTGCCATTGTCACAGCATTAGATCCATTCAAATAAGTATTCGGAAACAAATCATGATATTGTGGCGTATCAATGATTCGCTGAACATCCCTGTTAAAATCACGTGCAATCGTAGCCGCATATGACCCAATAACAATTTTCAAGTCCGGATTTAACCCTTCCATAAATGCAGGTAATTTTCGACTGGAACCTTCTGATTTTCCATGCTGCGGTGGTTGCTGCACAATCATCTTTCGTATTTTACCATGAGCGAACATATCGAGCAATGTATAATATACGACATGGAAAGGTTCTAATACCAAATTCGGCTGAATATATCGAGAGAAATTGATAAGACGCTTACGTGCGGCTGCTTTTACTAATTCTTGAGGATTCTCTTTTAAAATCTCGTATATATCTGACAGCACTTTATCTTCCATACTTTACAATTTGATGCATTATTCACAAATTCACTTGACAACTTTCGGTATATCCCCGTATTTTATTCGCCACCAACTTACAAAAGGGACACAAAATATTCATTTTACATTTCATTTTGAAACAAAGCATTATTAGACTTTTGCTTTATTTTCAGCTATTTTTTCGAATTCTGCGGTTTGAAGCTTATCGGCAACAGCAAATAATAATTCATCGGGGATAACAGTTATATCATATTTTATTTCATCACAATTTGTCGAAATCTCACCTGAATGCTCAGTATTCTGCTTGTTCTTCCATCTGTCCGGAGCTAAATTCGTTAAAAGGAAGATGCCGGCACCTACATTCGGCTCAACACGAATGTTTTTCTTCACCTCCTTCTTAAGTTTCTTCTTCTTACCGTCCATATAATACTCCTTTGATGTCTGTTCGTATTCATATCCAATAGCTGCATTGGCCATAGACGATACGATACGACGTTCAAGACCGTTTTTGAAACCATCTTTTGCCTTTTTTATAGCATTCGAAAAGTCCGAATTTTCCATCCAATTATAATAAGTCTGTGCATCTATACCGAAATGCTTACAGAAGTCCTTTAACTTCGCTCCTCCGTAATCCATGAGCCCGTTTTCACGAACCCAATCTGAGCACTGCTGAATCATTTCATCATTAAACTTTGCCATAATCACATATCGTTTATAATTAATCTCCTTTCTCCTTAATCCGTTCTAACACATCCCTGTTGGCTTCGAGTATTTCATCGAAAGAGGGGATTGGCATCCAATGGGTTATATCTTTATCTTCAACCCATCCATTGCTCAATGCCCACATGCCTTTGTTATATCCTTTATTTCTCCGCAGCCATCCTATGACATAATGCCAGATGGAGTTCTTATCATAAAGAAGAACTTCCTTGTCTGGCTCCGGCAACCGTTCTTTCACCCTTATCCACGGGGATTGCTTCGCCTGCCATTCGGCACCAGCTTTGAACCCTTGTTCAACGTCATATCTATCAAAATCGAAATGCAATCTATATTTCTTTGAAACTCCACGTTCTTGACATTTATCGTCAGCATATTTCCTTACTGCTTCTTCTATTGTCTGTTTCATGATCATTGCTTTTTAAAATGCTCTATTAATTCTAATACGGAAGCCTTGTGTGAGGGGATACACATAGAATCCCACTGATTTTTAGGAATTTCCCATTTATCAACACAGCATATTATGAATGATCCTTTTTCTATTATGCTGTCAGGACAGTTAATACTTCCAAGCCTTGCTTCTGTCACAAAGAACTGTCCTCTATCCGTATCATCTCTTAATGCAGCAATAGCCAAGAAAAGTTCTTCGTTAAATCCGCAATGGATGTACCCATTGCATTCCTCAGGAATATAAGGTTTTTCAATCCCAAACATTTCATTATTGTCTGTAGCTAAAAAATTATTGTCGATACAGTATTCATTGCCTATTCTATATCCCAACCCTTCCAGCTTTTTCCGAAGTTGTAATGTGTTCTTTAATATAAAGCACGGTGTTGTAAATCCCATAGTTACTTGTTTTCAAATCGTTTAAACACTTAACAATCCAATTCTCTTCAATTTCTTTCTAAAATTCTTTTCATTCAAGGCTTGGTCGTAATAGCAATCAGGTTCTATAACCGTTTCAGCTTTGGTTACAGGAAGCCCATTAAAACCAATAGCAACCTTGTGTATAATAGAAGCTCTCTTGATTTCCCCTGTTTTTCGATTAAAAGAGAACAAGATATGTCCCGGATTCTTCTTAATCCTATTGACTAATTTATATTCTGTTTGCTGCTTTTGCAGATATTCTATCTGTTCCTTAGAAAGATTATCTTTTGTTATAATAGGTACTATATCCATTTTAGTTATTCCTCCTTATCTATCTTAATATCTGTTACTTTGCCACGACACTTAAATTCATTATTTGTCATCTCTGATTCCGAAGCTAAATTAATCCAACATAGGCATCCGTTTCCGAACTCATTTTGACATAAATCACGTAACGAACATTTTAAACAATCATTACGTTTCGTTTCCTTCAATTCATGCAGTACTCCGTCTATTATTATTCCGTTCTTTACTTCCATCTGTTTCTTCTCTTAGATTCAATTCGCTCCCAGTCAATCCAAATAACCATAAGTATAGGAATGACTATTAATAATGACAAGCAAAGTATTACTATTTCAAGAAAATCGGTTACTTCCATGATTAGTTCCCTTTCAATTTCTTTATTAGTGCATCGGCTGCTCTCAAGGAACCTATTGCAATATTATCATAAGTTTCACTGTCATCGTTTATTCCTAAAGCAATACAATACCCTTGCATAGCTGATTTTGCCAATTCATAGCGTCTTTGTTCCCAATCAATAGTTTCAAAATTATCAAAGAAGTCGAGTTCTGACACTTTGAAATACCTACCATTCACTAAGGCAGTCCCAACATCAAATAAGCCTTCAACCTCTACAATCTCTCCGGTTGATTTTATTCTTGCTTTCATTTCCATTCAGTTTTTAATCTTTCTCACTATGATAGTTTGGAGTAAATATCAATGCCAATAATACCCATATACTTTTTGTCACCCACAAGGAAAATCCTATTAGAGAGAAAAAAGCAACATAAATAAATGCTATACCTATATTTCTCATTTTATTCTTGTTATTCGTTAATTACCTCAATTTCTGGTCTGAACATATTGGCTTCACCATTATCAAATGTTACATTCCCATAGCAATCAATATTTGTTATAGTGTGAAAACCTTTGTTTTCTTTCCGGTCAAAATACTGTTTCCCATAACATCCACTGGTTTCACGAAGAACTCTTACTTTATCGCCTATTTTAGCTCCGATACGCTCTATTTCTTCTTTAAGAAGTTGCGCCTTATAATGTTCTACATCTATTTGTGAGCTAACATATCTACGTTCCTGTCCATCAATTGTTACAAGATAAAGGTCTTCTACAGGTAGCGTTGTACCACCTCTGTAATATACATCGTGAAATGCAAGCCATCCCGGAAATTCTTTTCCGTAATTCACGTCATTTTTATCTGTTATTATAACTGTTCTTTCGTTCATATTTTATTGGTTATACGTTAAACTCTATTTTCTGTTGCAGTACTTCGTCTGCATAATATTGATTGAAACTTTTATCACTTATCCACCAATTAAACCCAAATTCGGCATCGGTGAAGTTACGATTGAGATATCCCGCATCAATCAGTTTTTGAATTGTTTGTATCCATTTTCGCTTCACATGAGGAAAACGCTGGCAGTCTTTTAGCTTCTGTTTGTAGTTAGACATCGGGCAAAGAATACATCCAATACGTTTATAGCCTTCATCGTATAATTTGCAGTGCGGTATATTATTTGAGTTAAGAAACTGCCAAACTTCACGTTCAGTCCAGTAAAGAATAGGCGAGACAAGAATCTTATCTTTTCCATTGACGCATGTAACCATATTTTCTTTATGCTCGGAAAATTGGTCGAAATTCCCGCTGAATTTATGGCTGCTAATCTCAATTTCTTCACGTTTAGAGCGCCGCACACTTTCAGCTTTACGAATGCCGATCAAGGTTACTTTACCTGCACCGGACATTTCTTTAAATTCAGCACAGCACCAGCGCATCGTTCGTGTAGGAACAATATGCTTTTTTAGAGCCATGTCATAAATAGACATTTTAGGCTTTATCAGTTTCACGTCTGGGTAATTCCTCTTCACAAATCGAATAACGTCCGGAGGGTCAATGCTCGTAAAGTTCATGTGAGCCTTGAATTTTACTCCTGCCATTACCGCAAGATGGTAGAGGACTTGACTATCCTTACCGCCGGAGAATGCTAAATAAAAGCCATTCTCCGGGTCGTAGTCAAGTGCCATCTGTTCACATTTGCGCAGTAAGGCAATGGAGTAATCTATCTTAGATTGCAGATTCATTTGATTCCTTTCTAAATCGTTATTAGTTATTCTTTGAAATCCAGTTATCAGTATCACAGTGAAAGCAATATCCACTTTTAGGATGTTCCGCACCGTCTTTAGCTCCACAAGTTCCACAATAATACTCCTTATCATATTCCGGGGAAAGACCTTTATTCCGTTCTTTGACGACTGCTTTTCTTTCTTCAAGCATCATCATTTTATCGGGATTACGGCTCAAATAAAACTTTCTGACTTTATGTATTTGCTTTTCAAATAGTTCGTCAGATTCAGCTATCTGCCTTGCTGTATATTTGCTCATTTATCTATTTTTTTTATTATTACTCTATAAAAAATCCTTGTAAGTGGCCGCACTTATCACACTTATGAGCACTTATTTGGATTTCGCCCTCGGTAGCGATAGATTTTTCAATCACACCTGACTCGTAAGGTTCTCCATCCGGTTCGTAAGCGAATGTACCAACGACAAGTGAGAGCCTTCCTCCACACTTGCTACAACAGGCTTTTTCACTATCTTTATTTTTCTTCAGTAGATTAAGAAGGCGCTTTTCCGCAGCTTCATACTGAGCTAATTGCGCACATGATAACTCACCATATCCGATAGTCAATTGAAGTTCTTTAAGTGCCAATCTAATAGCTTCCGATTCTTGAGGGGTTATAGCTACTTTATTCGTTTTCATTGTAAATTTTATATTTTTGACTAATATGTCCATTTAACTAATAAAACACATCCTTGCACATAACCACTACAGACGCTAATGCCATCAACAACAAAGAGACAATAGCGTATAGAAATGCATATTGATATCTATTCATGTCTTTATTTTCCATTAGGTTTCCAACCGGAGGGGATTTTTGCCCATTTTCTAAACCTGACATCGAAATCGTCCAAATCGGAGAACATATCCATTTTTGCCTTTTCCGTTCCGACCATAGTGGAAAACTCTTTGAAATATCTGTCTGCGCCTTTAACAAAGTTATTATGCAGCTTCTTCAGATCTCCGAGTAATAGTCCACTCTGTGCCATGATGTCAGATGCTTCTTCAAAAAGCATGTTTGCTTCACAATTCAGCAGGTGAGCTGCCGACAGGAGCAGATTCATTCTGTCCATCGCTCCGCTTTTCACAGCGGCTTCAATTAAATTCTTCTTTGGTATCATAATTGTGTCATTTGTTTCTTATTTGGATAAATCCACGTTTTTCACATTCACGAAGAAGAGGTAAGTCTTCTTCATCGATTTCGCAGGGAGTCTCGTGATTGATACTCATGTAGTCGGATATGCCGAACTTGAGACGAATCTTATCTATGTATTCTTGGTTTCTGGTGATCCAGCAGATGGTTAGTTTCATACTCTAAAAGGGATTATCATCCTCCATATCCGAAGTTTTGTAACCGGAAAGAGGTACTGAATCAAGGCTAAAAAAGCAAGTTGTTGCAGAATTAAAACCACATATGAACCGTAATATTCCAATATTTCGTCCTTTGGCAATATCTATCATGGCTGTACCTTCAGTAGATGCATTAGAAAACGGCTCTGGATAACGTCTGTTCTTATCATAATATTCCGGACGATAAACCAAAATAACCACATCGGCAGCTTCCGCTATTTGACCACTATCACGTAGTCTCGCAATATTAGGTATTGGATTCACAGTGTCCCTATTCAACTGAGAAAGAGCTATAATCCATATATCAAGTTCTTTTGCCAAATTCTTTAACTTTCGTGCCACGTCTCCCATCTGCTGTTCCTTATTAACCCCTTTCATGTTGACATTAAGAATCTGTAAATAGTCCACAATTGCACCATCAATTCCAAATTTCAGTTTCATATACCGAATGGAAGAAATAATAGTGTCAATATTGGATGTACTTCTATCGTCAAAGTAGATGCCTTTCCCGGACAATTTACCAATTCTCTTGTCAATCGCTTGTATTTGCGAATCTGTCAGTCGTGAGTACATAATTTGATTGGCAGGAACTCCGCTTTCCATAGACAAGATACGAGCCGTTATTTGCTCTTTCTTCATCTCCATTGAATACATCGCTATCTTTGCACCTGAGAAACTTGCATTACGCATCATAGATACCGCTAATGACGTTTTTCCTTGAGACGTTTCACCAGCAATAATTATCAAATCCGACTTTTGTAATCCTCCAGATTTGGAATCTATCTTTTCAAATCCGGTAGGTGTTCCTGTCAAAGGCTTGTTTCCGGAAAGATTATTGTTTATCATTCCGTATACATTTTCAAGACCTTCATTTATAGTAGTAACAGTTGTACTGGTAGACTTGAAAAGAGAAGCAAGTTCATCACTGACAGAATTGGTAACATCGAGAATATCTTCCGACTCAGAATAAGAGTTTGAAATGAGATATTGCCCGATTGTATAAAATTTCCGTCTAATAGCCAAATCATGTAATCTTGCTGCATATTGATGTAAGTCAAAGGTGCAATTAGAAGCAATTTTCATATACTCAACTATGGAAAAATTCACTCCATTGGCTACTAATTTGTTTTTTACAGTGATTATATCCGGTCTCTCTCCAGAAGAAGATACTTGAAGAATAGCCTTGTATACTTGTTTATGAAACGAGTTGTAAAAAGATTCCTCCGATAAGAGTTCTCTAACTTCTTCAAGTGCATCACGCTCAGTGATGATAGTTCCTAAAACCAATTTTTCTGAATCTTCATCACGTAATTGTACATTAACTTCCATATTCTCTCTTTGCCCAATTTAACACCGTCCGATAAAGATTTGTGTATCGTTTACGTAAATCTTTCCGGTTCTCTATCTGCTCGATAATGTCTGCTATCTGTTTACCCGTATATTTTTCTTTGAGTTTTAGAAACTCCGATTCTGATATCTGAGAAGAGAAGTTCTTAATATTACTGCAATAAGGTGCTTTCCGCTTCAACCAATCATTGAATTTTAAATAATCAGTGTTTGAATGAGCGGGTGAAGAAGTCTCGGCTTCTTTCTTATCTCCGTTAGGAGATTCTTTATAATTATCTTCTTCTTTCTTAGTATTTGTGTCACCTGTGTGTCGCTTTTTAGACGGCTGTGTCACTAACTGTGTCGTTAGTTGTGTCACTTGATACTCTAATTGATTGATCTTTAGCATTATTTCTGTGTCATTAGATGTGTCGACAACCGTGTCATTAGAATTATATTCATCATATTTACAAAGAGTTATCATATTCATACCCTGTATTACCTCAGAAGTTATCATGCCCTCTTTCTTTAGGTATGATAAAAACGTCCTAACCTTTCTTTCCGTCCATTTCCAGCGTTTAGCTAAAAAACGGATAGATGCGGGATATTGTCCACGATTACAGAACACTTCTCGACCTCCGATACTCACCTTTCGGGGCGTTGCCTCAAATCGTGCAGACTGTATCAAGTCCAACCACGCTTCGCAACTGCTAAAAGTCCGGGCTTCATTCCACAACTCATTCGAGAAGAACTTGCGGCTTAGTTTTATAAATCCTGCCATCGTAACTATCCTTTTATAAAAAGTTGAATCAAATAGTAAAGATTGATTTCTCCACTTCTCGGACACTTCGGGACATGCTCTATCTCTTTGATTATTTCCTTTATACTTTTCATATTCAAAATCTCACATTAGTTAATTGTCTTCCATTAGAAAATACAGCCCACTTGCCGTTACCACTGTCGTGTAATCGCAAATCTGCCACCTCTCCGAAACGCTTGATATTTCCACAAAGGTCAATAACCCACCCGCACTCCTTTGAGGGATGCGGACGTATTGCCCGACCGACTATCTGATACCACATCGCTAAAGACATCGTAGGACGTGCCATAACAACAGTGTCAAGTTCCGGATAATCAAAGCCTGTAGTCAATACTCCAACATTCGCCACTACTGGTATTTTCCCAGCTTTGAAATGTTGGAGAATCATTTCACGAGTGGCTTTTGGAGTATCACCGGATACAATAGCGCAGCCAGGTATTGAATAGGTTAACCTCTCCGCTTCTTTCAAGAACCGGGTAAATACCAAAATGCCTTTCCGCTTTCCTCCGGCTTTGGGATTCATCAGCCTTTGGACGATATGAACGAGATAACCGT